ACTTGGTATTCCGTTGGCGGAATGGCAGCAACAGGGGCAAGTTACATATGGACTGGTGTTCATCAATTTGACAATACTGTTTCTTTTACCGCCGCAGTTACTGCAAAAGCAGGGGTAAATGCATTTTTAAATCCTGCCGCTAGAGCATCTGCAATCCCATCCCCAACTGTGGGCCTTTTATCTTTTATTCAGCAAGACGCAGGAGCAACAACTGTAAATAGATTTGAATATTGGGACGGTAGTGCATGGAGTCCCATAGCAGACCCTAATGCCGCTACCCTTGCAGGATCAGAAACATTAACCAATAAGACAATGAGTGGCAACAACAACACCTTTACAGATATTCCCGTTGCCGCTATCTCAGGTCTTGATACCGCTCTTACCTCATATGCACAGAAGTATATCTCTGTAAATGAGCAAACTGCTTCATATACCCTCGCCCTGACAGACGATGGAGATTTGGTAGAAATGAATGTTGGATCTGCTAATACTTTGACTATTCCACCAAATTCTTCTGTTGCCTTTCCTGTAGGAACCACAATTGTTGTTTTACAGACAAATACTGGTCAAACAACGCTCACCGCAGGTGCGGGGGTAACACTAAATGGAACTCCTGGACTCAAACTAAGAGCACAGTGGTCATCTGCCACCCTTATTCATCGCAGCACAGATTCGTGGATCGCTATAGGCGATATTTCTGCATAATGATATAATAAAACTGGTGAACAGTTTTGACACAGAGCATAGGATCTTCTAGTTATACGACGACTATTGCTACCCTCTCAGACGAGGCATCAATTGTTGAGGCGTTTAAGTATTATCATCAAGGTGGATTGACAGGATCTCCAGCAGCCAATAGTGTTGAGCAATACTTTATTGATATCAATGATAGAGCAGATACAATCGATACCCAGATTGGATATGATGGTGTTTCTCCTACCCCCAACTCTGTTCATTCACGACTTTCTTCACTAGAGACAACCGTTGGAACAAGTCTTGCAGCAGACTATGTAAAGGCTATCCCATCTTCCAACGATACAGCAGCAACAAGAAACCTAATTCAGCCAGCAACTAGCGGTGTCATTCCATTGTCTATTCAGGGCGTGGTAGGACAAACAGCAGACTTGCAGCAATGGAGAACAAGTGCAGGAGTCGTTGCCAAGGTAAACAATCAAGGTGCTGTATTTTCCTATGACGGAACCTCCATGGCTCAGGTTGTCACTCTCAGCGGTACTCAAACATTAACCAACAAGACTTTATCAAACCCAATCTCAACAATTGGAACAAACGTAAGAACAGGATCTTATACCTTAGTTCTTTCTGATCAAAGTAAACTTATTGAATACAACTCTGGAGCAAAGGGAACAATTACTGTTCCAACAAATGCATCTGTTGCCTTCCCCATTGGAACCTACATCGTTATTCTTCAAACAAATAGTGGCCAAGTAGAAGTTGTTGGAGCAAGCGGGGTAACTGTAAACTCCACTCCTGGAAACACAACAAGAACCAATTGGTCTATGGCCACTCTTATTAAGAGGGGTACAGATTCATGGGTTCTTGCTGGTGATCTAACCACAATATAACCCCTGATGATATAATAAAACTATGGCTAGCGGTCTAACTACTACTTACTTATTGCCTTATCCGCTTCAAACAGATTCAGTAGATGTTGCTGGAGATACTGAAGCACTAGCGGTGGCAGTAGAGACAGAACTTCTTCTCAAAGCACCCCTTGCTTCTCCAAGCCTGACGGGTACCCCTACTGCACCAACTGCTGGATCAGACACAAGCACTACTCAGATTGCTACCACAGAGTATGTCGTAAATCAGGGGTATTTAAAGATTGCTGACGCATCTTCTACATATGCACCGCTTGCATCTCCTAGTTTAACGGGAACTCCCACAGCACCAACCGCAACTTTGGGAACAGATACAACTCAGATAGCAACAACAGAATATGTTCAGAATGAATTAAATAACTTTGTTACTCTTCCTGATCAAACTGGAGCAAACGGATACTTTCTAACATCAGATGGAACAAACGCGGCATGGCAAGAGATCACAATTGACGATGTTGCAGATCTAACAAATACCATTACAGGATTAAGCACAGTATATGCTCCTAGAGACTTTACTGTTCAAACGGTGTCAGGTCTTTCAGCAGGAGACTTCTCTACATCTGATGCAAACACTCTTTTTATTATGGCAAGCAGTCTTTCAACAGGGGTACAACTTCCTCTAGACTCTACATTAAACTTTCCTGTAGGAACATCAATGGCATTTACTAGAACAAATGGGTTAGTAACATTTAGTGGGGAATCTGGAGTAACCGTTCTTACCACCCCAGGATCTGATCTTAGAGCAGTTGGGTCTTTTGCCACAGCAATAAAATATGCAGCAAACTCTTGGGTTGTTGCAGGAGATCTGATATAATTTTTTTAATAACAAGAAAGGAATGTTTGTAGTATGCCAATTATTGCAGGAATCGGTGGAGCAGCCGCAGGCGGCGGTAGATATGTAAACGTAAAACCAACAATTACCTATAACTCCACAGGAATATTTAATATTACAAACAATGATTCATCAGCAGATTATTCAGGAAGATCTACGGTAACTGCGGGATCGCTAACCTTTGGCACAGGAAATGCTACAGTAGCCCTTTCCAATGCAAACTCTATTGCTACTGTAAAGAACAGGTCCGTTAAGGGCTTAACAGATTCTCCATCTACTCTTGCAGAAAGAAAGTCTTTTACCTATACATATGTTTCCGCTCCACCTCCTGCAACAGGAACGTGTTATAACTATGCGCCAGCAGGTGGCACAAGATATGGAACGACTTGGATGGCCTTCTATGGAAGCCCGTACACATATCTTAATCCAGCACCAGGATACACTCAGGCTCCATCAGAGTGGTACAAGATTACCTGATACATAATTGTTATAATTCACTTTTTCACATACGCCATTTTTTATTGTCAACGATTCAATAAGTTGGTACAATAAACTATTCACAAAATTCAACAAAGGAGTTGTTCTTATGTCATTTATTGACGAAAATGGATCTATTGCAGATCCATACCGTAACTTTATTCATGTTAGTCGATACAGCCGCTGGCTGGAAGATAAGGGTCGCAGAGAAACATGGGTGGAGACTGTAGACCGATACATAAACTTTATGAGAGGCCATCTGGTTAGTAACTATAACTATGATGAGAATAATAAGATTTTTGAAGAGGTTAGGGACTATGTTCTTAACCATAAGGTAATGCCCTCTATGAGGGCTATGATGACCGCAGGGCCAGCGTTAGAAAGAGATAATGTTGCAGCATACAACTGCTCTTTTATCGCGGTAGACAGCCTTAGAGCGTTTGATGAAGCCATGTATATCTTGATGAATGGAACTGGTGTTGGTTTTAGTGTAGAGTCAAAGCACATCAACAATCTCCCAGTCATTGCTGACGAGTTTTATCCAACAGGAACAACAATCGTTGTAGAAGATTCTAAGTTGGGGTGGTCAAAGGCATACAAGGAACTCATTAGTCTTCTTGTTACTGGACAAATTCCAAACTGGGATGTGTCAAAGGTTCGTCCAGCAGGAGCAAGGCTAAAGACTTTTGGTGGTCGCGCTTCTGGACCAGAACCACTAGAAGATCTATTTAGGTTTACTGTAGAGACATTCCAGACTGCAAGAGGACGTAGACTGAAGCCAATTGAGGCACACGATCTGATGTGTAAGGTTGGTGAAATTGTCGTTGTTGGAGGAGTTCGTCGCTCCGCCCTTATTTCTTTGTCCAATCTTGATGATTTTGAGATGGCTAAGGCAAAGTCAGGTCAGTGGTGGGAGTCAGAGCCACAAAGATCACTAGCAAATAACTCAGCGGTATACGACAGAAAGCCAAACACGGCTCAGTTCCTTCGTGAGTGGAGAAACCTTTATGAGTCAAAGTCAGGCGAGCGAGGCATTTATAATATGGACTCTGTTCGTAAGCATGTTGATTCTTTTGGTCGTCGTGATTCATCTAAGGTTATGGGCACAAACCCATGTGGAGAAATTCTTCTTCGTGCTAATCAATTTTGTAATCTGACAGAGGTTGTCATTGATGCAGAGGATACAGAAGAAACTCTTAAAAAGAAGGTTCGCATTGCCGCAGTTCTTGGCACATGGCAATCAACTCTAACAAACTTTAAGTACATTCGTAAGTCATGGAAAGACAATTCTGAAGAAGAAAGGCTCCTTGGAGTTTCCCTAACAGGAATTTTTGGAAATAAGTTGACAGGAACAGTTCATAAGGGTCTTGCTCCAATGCTGGATTCCCTTCGTGAGTTTGCAGTAGAGACAAATGCCAAGGAAGCAGACGTTCTTGGAATTGAGCACTCTGCATCAGTTACTACTGTAAAGCCCTCTGGAACAGTATCACAGTTGACTGGGGTATCTAGTGGAATTCACCCATGGTACTCAAAGTATTACATTCGTTCAGTTCGTGCAGACAACAAAGATCCGCTAACAATTTTCCTTAAGGATTTTGGAGTTCCCAATGAACCAGATGTGATGAAGCCAGACAACACTACCGTTTTCTACTTCCCAATTGAGGCTCCAAAGGGGGCAACGGTAACTAGCGATTTGTCTGCCATTGACCACCTTGAGGTATGGAAGGCATACCGTAGTCATTGGACAGAGCACAACCCATCTGTAACTATCAATGTTCATGAGGACGAGTGGCTGGACGTAGGTGCTTGGGTATATAAGAATTTTGATTCTATTGGTGGAATTTCATTCCTTCCAGCCGTAGAACACTCTTACAAGCAAGCACCATATCAAGAGGTTTCCAAGGAAGAGTACCAGGAAATGGTATCAAATATGCCAAAGAGCATTCCGTGGGAATCACTTCCCCTGTATGAACTAGAAGATACCACTACTGGATCACAGGAACTTGCTTGTACAGCAGGAGCGTGCGACGTAGTAGACTTGGCCCCTTCTGTTTAAGATAGGTCAGCATAGGCGAGGCAGTCATAGATTTGGCTGCCTCGTCTTGCTATAATGATATATATGAGCATCGCTGGAAATCAATATGCCGATAAGGTTTTTTCTGAACATCCAATCGCTTTGTGGCCATTAGATGAAAAGGTATATTACCTATCTTTGATAGACGACAACGACAGGCTTTTATCAAATTGGACACTAACCAATGCAAACAGTGACGATTCTCCAACTTTGCCAGACTCTGAAGCACCCTTTCCAAACGAGGTGTCCTCTGCCTTTATTGCAAACACCTCATCTCCAGTAACGGTAGATGTTGAAAGTCCAGAACTTTTTAATTTGCTAGACGTAAATGAAGAAATTGCCACGTTTTCCGTAAACTTTTTCTTGTATCAAAAGCCAGACTTCATTAACTGGTTTAAGGTGGGATACAGATATGATGATGCACTAAGTAGCCCACAAGAAGTTATCTCAGATGAAATACCTGCACCACAACTAGAATCATGGCTAAACTTTAACAGAGTATATTCTTTGCCAACCAGTTGGTCAGGCAATCTTAAAATTTTTATTCAGGTAAATTTTGCAGATAGTTCTGGAGGAGATGCTACATCTAGAACTCTAATCCTAAATGGATTATCTGTCGGTCAGCAATCAGAGACAACTGCATACGATAGCCTAGGAAGCGAATATGTTTCCACTCCATCTTCAGCAGGAATAACTGGAATGTTTGGTATATCTGCCGATCAGTACGGAACCTTGTCAGACAATGCGTACTATTTGGTTAGAAACAACAGGCTCCTCGCAAAAAATGACGGTATGCCAATAATATACGGCACAGATCACTCAACAAAGATATATTCTTCAGGTGTAAACCTTCCATCTCTAATTTTCCCAGGCAAGGGTATGCTAAATGATTCAGGAAGAAACAACAACTATACCTTAGAGGCATGGATCAAATTAGATCCTTCCACAGCAAGAGCACAAAGAATTATTGGCCCAGTATCCAACAACTATGGCCTATACGTTAAAGAAGGATTCCTTACTCTTGTTATAGGAGATGAAATAGCGTCCCATTGCGTTGGGGAATGGTATCGACCAATGCTGGTTCACATTGTCTTAAAAGAAGGAACAGCATCTCTGATTGTTAATGGAGAGATTGTCGTAACAATGGATTATGACAAGAAACTAATTGATCTTCCAAATGATAGAGATTGGTGGGGTGCGTATTCGTATGACAACTTTTCATCATTCTACATTGACTGCATATCCATTCTTCCATATTCAATTTCTGAGGTAGCAGCAAAAAGAAGGTTTGTCTACGGACAAGGAACTCCATCAATTCAGTCTATAGACAATGGGTTTAAGGGTACTTCCACAACAATAGATTTCTCTAACTCACAGTATGGCCCAAGCGTAACATATCCAGACATTTATAGATGGGATGCTGGATACTTTAATAACTTTGATGCAAACAGAGATTTTCTGTCTGTCCCAGATTACAGACTGCCATTAATAAATATCGGTGGCAGAGATGTAAATGAGTGGTACAGAGATAACTACATGGTCAATACATTAGAATATCCGTCAGGTAATCATCCAAACTTTATAACGTTTAGGCCAAACGTAACCTATGACTCAAATGGAGATCCACTCTCCTGGGATTATGACGGCATTAATTATGTAGATCAGTCATATCTAAACTTTCCCTCACTCAATGTTCTAAACAATTCAGTATCCTCTGTTTATGGAATTTTTGAAACAGAGGAAGATATTGCTAGCGATAGAACCTTAATGAGTTTTGTGAATATTACCAATGGAGACAGTTTTAATATTGTTGTAAATAGCGATTCAGTCCTTTATTATATAAACGATAGGTTAATACATGAAGAAGTTATAACCATAGGAATAGAGGCTTTTGTCGGAATAAACTTTGAGTCTGCTGGAGCGGTATTCGGATATGAAATCTCTAGATTCTTTTCATCACCATCATCAATCCAGTTATATGTAGGCGGAAACGGAATAAATACTTTTGAAGGAAAAATATACTCAGTTGGCTTTTGTGATCAAAACAATCATGAAAAAATATCAAGCAATTTTGCTGACAATGGAATTGCTATTTCAGAAAACTATGAGATTATTACTGATCACATAGCAAGTTACACGCTTTTGCCAGAGTATGAGTACGAAAAACTATTCCTTGATATTTCCATATCTTCAGAGTGGGAAGAATACTACCCACTGTCATACTTTGCTGGGTATGTTAAAGACGAAAACGGAGACTCTGTATATGACCTGGACATGATACAAATAAACCTTGGATACTCTTATGTGTCGTCTGAGGGTGTTTGGCAGTATGTAGAACTTAAGGATGCATATGTAGGACAAACATATGCAGATTTGCAATCTTCTATTTACTCTAACTACTTTAACTTGTTTAAGAACAACACCACTGGAGATACGGTAAACGTTTCAAATTCATCTTTGCAATCCTACATAACCTTCCAAACTCTTGCTAGCGGAGCAAACAGCCCTTTGTCAAGTTTTACATACACAAAAGGTCTTGCATCAGATCAGGTTATTTATGCAGATGAAGAAAACATTCCGCAATTGCCAGAAAAAGTTTATGATACAAAGTTTGCTTTTACTGACAATACAATAGTTTATCCACCAAAGACAAACGACTTTGAAGACTACGCAATGGTTGTTCACCTTGAATTAAATCAAAGGGCAATTTTAAAGAACCCTCTCAAGATTAGAAACATGGGTATTACTGCAAAGAATCTTAACTACGTTTCTGCCACTTCAGACCCAGCACAAAGAAACTATATCGGAACAAAGTTTGGAAACATTGTTTATCCACAAATTATAGATTCTGGAAACATTGACTACAAGAGCAAGAACCCCATTGCAATTTATAAAACTGGAACGCCATATCTGTATACCACAAAAAAATCAGGCATAAGATTGATAAATAAGACAGATGGGTCTACTGCTAACCCATCAAAAGAATATATGATTTCACTACCAGTAAACCAGAATGCTTCTTATGAATTCTTTGTTGGAGCAGTTCAGTTCTTCATGCTCTCCTCAATTGGAGACACAAACGGGCAATACAAGTTAATGGATATTAATCATAAGGATGGAAAGATATCTATACTTTCTGAAAAAGAGGACACTGGAATTTTTATTCGTGCCTATTATAATGATGGTGTGTCTTTAACTAGGGCATCAGATATTGAGTTTTATCAAAATGGAAGATATGTCCCATCACCAACCATTAATGATTTTGAGTGGAACATGATTGGAATATCTTTCCCAAATCAGTTAGACTTTAGCGAGTTTTCTAACGGAAGTATAGATGTGTTTGGCGGGGTACTGCTAAATAATATTTCATACTATCTGTCAGAAGGTCTTGGTGTTAAGACAGACATTAATATTAGAACTTGGGAAAATGTTCTGAACTATGAAAGCGTTACCAGGCTATGGTCATATTGGGACACAGCGGTAGAAGCCTGGAGAGATGTTTATGTTTTGGGACAATCAACATCATTCTTTGACACACCAGCGAACATTTATCAGTCATATGTTGGAACAAATAGGAGCGTTGTTGACGATAACTTTGGAATACGTTTCAATAAGACAGATTCATCGCTATATACGGGCGTTACTTGGTCATCAATTACCGCAAAACCAGCATAATCTGGTACAATAGTGTTCATGAGCAATAGAAAAAGACCCACACTTGGAAAGAGCAAGGTCAGTGTTGTAGACACTGGGCAGGCACAGCGTAAGCATTTTGGTTTTGAATGGGGTCTGTACTTCTGGAGATTGCCAGATGGCCACCTTTTAAAGGACGGCGAAGGAAGAATGTTGAACATTCCTTCCGTAAAGAACGATATTGGTCAAATTGCTAAACTTAAGCAAGCCGCAGCACACTATGGCTATTCAGAGGGTGAGCCATGGTTCTATGCTGGTATAAATCGTGCAACAGATGAGGAATATCAGGAACAACTTGACAGACTTGATGAAGGCTTGATCCCATCTCTAAATGATATCGGTGCTGTTGCAGCGGCAAAGAAGTCACTTGAAATGTATGGAGATGCTGATTAATGGAAGAGCAGTTTTTTATTGATGCTAAGATGGCAGATCAAATTATTGAAAATGAATTTGCCAACCTAGATCCATTTGCTAAGTCCTGGGAAGACCTTTCTTCTCTTAATGGGCTAGACAAAAACTTTAAGCGTAGAACTGCAAGAAAGGTTGAAAAGTATAATACAACTGTTAACAATGTTCCTCGTCAAGCAGATGGACAGATTAGCACAAGGTATCTTAGCGATGCCAGGGCGGTAGGGCAGAATGCTGACAGAGATGTTGAGTCAAAGGCTATTAATCCAGGAATGGTTTATCGTAATGGCTATGGAATCTTTGACGTTATCACCCCACCCTACAACCTTTACGAACTTTCTTCATACTACGACACATCTTTTGCCAATCACGCAGCCATTGATGCCAAGGTAGCAAACTCAGTTGGCATGGGTCACAGATTTGAGATGACTCACGACACGATGGGCAAGTTAGAGACAATGACAAATGACTCTGCTAAAGAGAAGGCTAAGAAGAGAATTGAATCACTAAAAATGCAAATGATGGCGTGGCTAGAAGATTGCAACGATGACGAAAGCCTGACAAAGACTTTAGAGAAGGTTGTCACAGATATGCAGGCAACTGGAAATGGATACATTGAAATTGGCAGAACAGTATCTGGAGAAATTGGATACATTGGACATATTCCAGCAACAACTATGCGAGTACGCCGCCTGAGGGATGGATATCTACAAATTATCGCTGGAACAATTGTATACTTCCGTAATTTCCAAGCAAACAATCCAAATCCTGTAACCACAGACCCACGACCAAACGAGATCATTCATCTTAAGGAATACTCACCACTCAATACTTTTTATGGAATCCCAGACGTTATGGCTGCCATGACTTCCCTGCGTGGCGATCAGATGGCGGCACAATATAATATTGACTATTTTGAGAACAAGGCTGTTCCACGATATATCATTACCGTAAAGGGTGCAAAACTTTCTAGCGAAGCAGAAGATAAGTTATTTAGATTCTTCCAGACAGGACTAAAGGGGCAGAGCCATAGAACTCTATACATCCCACTTCCTGGAGATAGTGATGGCAATAAGATTGAATTTGAAATGCATCCTGTAGAAAACAATGTTCAAGAAGCATCATTCTCACAATATCGTAAGCAAAACAGGGACGACGTTCTTATGGCGCATCAGGTTCCTTTGTCCAAACTAGGATCTGGAGATGCATCATCAGCAGGAGCAATGTCACAAGATAGAACATTCCGCGATCAGGTATCTAAGCCACTGCAAGAGTATGTTGCAAAGGCTATAAATAAGATTGTTAAAGAAAAGACCGATGTTGTTAAACTTGTATTTAATGAGGCTAACCTAACAGACGAAATCGCACAATCTCAGATTTATGAGCGTTATGCAAAGATTCAGGCACTTACGCCAAACGAAATCCGTGAGGCACTTGGAAAGCCACAAAGAGAAGGTGGAGATGCACCACTTGAATTATCTGCACGACAGGCAGCAGACGCTCGCTCTGATGTGCGAGGTAATAGAGAAAGAGACTCTGAAAGATCAAATGAACAATCAGATGGTCCAGGTGCTATCTCTGGAAGAAACCCCAAGGGCGAAGGTCCAAAAACTTCATAACAATTAAATAAAAATAATGTATAATAGGAATTAGTATGGACATTAACAAGGCGCATTGGTCCATGGAAAAGAACAACATTCGTCTTTCCATGCCAATCAACAAAGTTGACAAAGAGCGCAGAATTGTTTCAGGCTTTGCGACTCTTGATAATCTTGATAAGCAGGGTGACGTAGTTCCTGCGGAAGCATCACGCAAGGCTTTTGAGGGTTTTCGTGGAAATATCCGCGAAATGCATCAGCCCATCGCTGTTGGCAAGGTAGTTTCTTTCAAAGAAGACAAGTATTTTGATGAAGATTCAAAGAAGTTTTATAACGGTATTTACGTTTCTGCCTATGTAAGCAAGGGTGCTCAGGATACCTGGGAAAAGGTTCTTGATGGAACTCTTACAGGATTTTCCATTGGTGGGGAAATTCATGATTCAGAAGATGTATATGACGAAGAAATGAACAAGGCTTATCAGGTTATCAAGGAATACAGCCTAAGCGAACTATCTCTTGTTGATAATCCTGCAAATCAATTTGCTAACGTTATTAGTGTAGAAAAAGGCGAGGGCACTGGATTCTTGTCCAAGGCAGTAATTGAAAATGTTTTCTGGTGCAGAAAAGACGACATTGTTCAAATGTCTAAGGATGACTCAACATCATGTCCACAATGCGAAAAGTCAATGGACAACATTGGATTTGTTGAAAGCAATGATGACGACAAGGCATCAATGGTCAAGGGAATGCTTGGAAGAATGAAGAAGTCAGTAATCCAAAAAGACATTGATGCAGATTCTTTTGTTAAGTTTGACGATGAGTATGGTCGTGTATCACAGGTAATCCTTAAGGGTGGAGCAAGGCTTTCATCTGAAGAAGAGCCAGTTTTGGCTAAATCAGATGATCCAGTTGTGATTATAAGCGTATATTCACAAAATGACGGTACAATAGTACCAACGAATCGTCGCGTTATTAAAAATATTTCTTCACTAGAAAAAGTTAATGCGATTAGTAAATCAGAGGTAAAGGAGGTTAGCAAGATGGACTCAGACATTGTAGTAGTTGATGAGATTGAAAAGAGCGAAGCAGTGGAGCCAGAGGCAACCACACTTCCCGTCGAAGAGACTGATGCAACAACTGCTGAAGTAGCCAAGGGCGATGACATGAAGGCTGAAGAAGAAATGGAAGCCGAAAAGTCTGAAGAGCCAGAGGTAACAAAGGCAGAAGACATGGACGATGAAGACGAGGAAGAGAAGGAAGATGAGGCTATGAAGGCTGACACAGCAAACGAAGTTGAAAAGTCAGAAGAGGCCGAAGTTGTTGACGAAACCACAAAGATGGTTAGCGAGATTAACGATTCCCTCGCTTCTGCTCTCACCACTCTTGCTGAAACAGTAAAGGCTCTTGATGCCAAGATTGAAGGCATTAACAAGGCTTTCGGCGGAGCCGTTGCTGAAATCAATAGCAAGGTGGAAGAAGTACAGGAAAGTTTCGGAAAGCGCGTAGACGCAGTTGAAAAGGATACTGCTTTCCGTAAGTCTGCTGATCTTGGCGAGATCTTGCAGGAAGAACCAGTAAAGGTAGAGAAATCTGCCTGGGGCGGTCGTTTCCTCACAAATGCCGACCTATTTTAATAAAAGGAAAGAAAACATGGAGGTGAAAGTCAAATGGCAGAAGAAATTCTGAAGAACCAGCCAGGTGAGTCTGGCGAGTACGGCGGCACTGCCCCAGGTCTATACCAGGGTCAAGGTTCCGTAGCCGCTGGTGGTATCGGTGGTGTTACAGATCCAGCAGCGGGTGTTGTAGGCAATATCGATAACGCTAACATGGGTGTCACAACTGGCCCCAATGCTGTAAACCCAACAGGTACTCCTGGAGGCATCCTAAATCCTGAACAAGCCCGTCGTTTTATCGACTATGTTTGGGACGCAACAGTTCTCGCCCAAGATGGCCGTAGAGTTACCATGCGTGCAAATACCATGGAACTTGAGAAGGTTAATGTTGGAGAGCGTGTTATTCGCGCTGCTTCACAGGCTCTTGGCGAGTACACCAACGCTGGTGCAACATTCACAAAGGTTGAACTAACAACCAAGAAGATCCGTCTAGACTGGGAGGTTTCAACTGAAGCACTTGAGGACAACATTGAGGGTTCCGCTCTTGAGGACCATCTCGTTCGTCTAATGACAAATGCTTTCGGTAACGACCTTGAGGATCTAGCCATTAATGGCAACGGAGGTGTTGACCCATTCCTAGGAATCATGAATGGTTTCGTAAATCAGGTTACCGTTGGTAGCGATGCTCACGAAGCCGTTGTTGATCTCACACAGGGATGGACACCACAGGTTATGCAGGAGATCGTTTACGCTCTCCCACGCAAGTACCGCGCAATCAAGTCTGGCCTCAAGTTCTACGCAGGCACAGACGTTTTTGCAAGCATTGTTGAGAAGAACGGAACACTCGCTGACGCTATCGCAGAGGCATTCGCTGGAACTCCAGCAGGCACTCCTGCAAATCGTCAGGATTACTTGGACGGAAATGGTCAGACATTCGGTGGTGCTCGCACCACTCGCGTTCTGGGCATTGATGTTCAGGAAGTTCCTTACTACCCAGCAGACTATGCTGATCTTACATTCCCACAGAACCGCGTTTGGGGCTTCCAGCGCGATATCACTGTGAACCGTGAGTACAAGCCAAAGAAGGATACAATTGAGTACACCATCTTTGTCCGTTTCGGTATCACATGGGAAGAACTTGACGCAGTTGCTTATGCAGATAACAACGTATTCACCTCATAATTGAGTGAATAAAGCGTTACCCGTTGAGGGGAGGGAGTCTTGAAAACTCCCTCCCTTCAGCATATTCTGATATAATTGCATTAAAGGAAAGGTGTATAAATGTCTGAAAATACTAATGAAGATGCTGTAGAGGTAAAGCCAACAGCAAAGAAGACAACTTCAAAGAAGACAACTGCTAAGAAGGCAGCCCCAAAGAAGACCACTACTGACAAGGTAGCAGAGTCTGTAGATGCAATCACTACTTCTGCTTTTCAAGAGGCAGAGACAAAGACTGAAGATGGACAAGAGGTAATTACTGGTCCAAGTAAGCCAAAGCCATCACGATCATCAAATACAAGAATGGATGACAACAACGTTGTTGGATCTCGTTCAGCAGACAGAGCACTTAATGAAGCCAAGAAGGAAAAGGCTCCAGAAAAGGTTGTTGACAATGAGGAAGACAGGATGCTTGTTCATTCACAAAAGAATATTCGTTGGCAGGGTGTAGGAACATTGTCACCAGGCTATAACGTTGTGACTAAGGAGGCTGCCGAAAAGTGGCTCACTAGGCAGGGAATCCGCGAGGCTTCCGCTGAAGAAGTGGCAACCTATTACGGCAACTAATAAATGGAACTATTGAGACTAGCCCCATTCCCATTAACTTACACAGTTGAAGAACTTGAAGCAGGAACTGACTACTCCATAGCGATCCTAGACGATCACGCTGAAGACTTAGTAGAAATTCCAGTAACAGCAGATGGGGATGGGGTAGTTTCTACTCCATTGCCAAATTATTTTTCACGATATGATCAAACATATCGCGTAGAGATTTATATTAAAACGGGGGAAAATACAGATGGATCAGCCATTCGTGGAGATCTTGTTTATGTAGATACCCTGAGCGTTGTTCGCCCATATACCGACCCATCTCTATATGCAGATACAGAAGATGAACTGGAGCAAGCAAAGATGTATGAGGTCATTGCTCGCGGTCTTATTGATGCATATATTGCAGATGGGTTCTATTATTCCAGAGAGGTCATAGACACCGTTGGAATGGATAATGATTATCTCGCATTGCCATACAGACTAAATAAACTAATTAGGGTCTATGAGAATGATTATCTAGTTTATGACTCAGAGCCAACAGATAGCGAGTGGACAAATCTTAGAGGCTATATGATTACCGCAGACAAGAGCGCAATAACCGTTGTTATTGACGATGTTTATGGTGGATATAATCGTATGCAATCTAAGCCAGTGGTTCCAAGAACTTCTGCGTCAGACTCATTCACCCTTTACAACACAAACGACTCACCCAACATTATTCAGAACATCGCTGGATCTCCCATGTTCCCCCAGGGTAGAGATTATATAGTCGTTGTAGATGCTGGATGGCCAGTAGTACCAGAAGACATTAAGGTTGCGGCCAAACTTCTAATTAATGACTTGAAGTGCAACACTTCTCCACACCTTAATTCTTATGTCAAACAATATGAAAGTGATCAGTTTAATATTGAGTTCCAGCCAGATGCATATTCTGGTACAGGAAACAGAGTTGTAGACAAGATTCTGTCCAACTATACGCAGCATTTCCACCGCATTGGAGTTTTGTGATGGGTCTTTTAGGAGATAACTGCTCAAACTTCTTGTTTCCCTTGCAGTGTGATATCTATTATCCACAAGAATCACAAGATGAATATGGTGCTATAAACAAGAAGTGGGACTTCGATATGACAATGAACTGTTCATTTCATAGCACTACCGACAAGTCTTCAACTAAAAATTTTAGCGAGGACTCAGAAAGATTTTATAAGTTAGACACACTTCTTTATGGAAGAATGCAAAAAGATCCACGACAATCTTCTGTAGGGCTTTATATTCCGCTCTCCAACATTCTCATTACCAACATTAGGAATTCTGGCTGTGACGACGGCACAATCTTTGTAGAAACAGATGGAGACTACGTTGGAGATCCAACTATCTTTGAAATTAAAACTTGTCAGCCATATATTGGGCCTATGGGAAGCATAGAGTATTACAAAATGCTTATTGCTAGATCAGATATACAGGAGTTGTATAACCGTGTTCCGTGTTAAGATTGATTCTAAAGAAGTTAATAAACTTTTAGGAAATACTGTTTCATATTCCTACGGATTCCTAGATGGAATAGGCATGGATCAAATATTGTTCAACAAAACTTTGGGTGAATATACGGCAGAGTCTTTAGGACAATACATAGATGCACAGTCAAGAATCAATCCAGATGCATTGCATCATGTTTATGAATGGAACGCAGTTGGCGACAACTCTCAAAGATTGTTTAAAATTACATCAAATGCTTCAAAAAGAATAATAAGGTTTGATGGAAAATTTCTTCTATCTAAAACAGTTTCAGACTCATCTACAACACCATTTGTAGATAAGGCAAATATTATGGAAAACAGAATCTCTGTTGTTGTAGAGCCAAAAGATGCAAATGTACTAGCATTTGAGGATAATGGTCAAACAGTTTTTACTACAAACGCCATCTATATCGCCAACCCTGGCGGCGACGCTGTTGCTGGAAGTTTTGGCAGGGTGGTAGATGATTTTTTCAATAACTACTTTACTGGGGCAATACTAAGGCCATTTCTTAAAACATTGTCATCACCAAGGGAGTACAGCAAATATCTTTCTGCTGGAACAAAAAATGGTAAAATGTCTGGTGTGACCGCTGGAAAAGCATATCTTAGATCGGCAGGTGCTACTATACAATGAGTTTTTCTAACTTTACCTTGCCAGCAATAACAATAAACAACTATGTGTGGGATGTAATGAAGAGTGTGGACACCACATTTTCTAAACAGTATGGGCAAACAATTCCATTTTTTCCAGTCAACGATGCAAAAAGCGGAACAAAATCTTGGGAAAATAAGCCATATGTTGTTTATGACAGAATAATGAGAAATACTGGAAAGCCTTTTTATCCAATTAAAAGAGAGCATATTATTTATGCGGTAAAGGGATCGGCAAAAGATTCTCTAGAATGGGGTATGGCAATACAATATATTTTAGACAGAATGGATGACGCAGCACAAGATATCAACGCTTGGAATAGAGAGCAGACGACTCCTTCAAACGTTTATTTTCATCATCTAAGGGCTTTTCAAACTCAGGGCGCAGAAAACAGAGAGTTTAGCAATAGATCTTATTACATAACCCAATTCACTATTGAGGTAGAATATCACCTTACAAACTCAATTGAATCATTTTTATAACAAAAATGAAGTATAATAGTAAATGAGGAAACGCCCCTAATTCTAATAAAAGGAAAAAAGAGGTGAAAAAATATGGCATATACTCGCGGTGATTCAAAGCAAATTATCGTAGGTGCAGCCGCACTCTTTGTCTCAACAGACGCTGAGTTTGATTACACCAACACAAGCCCTGCACTACCCGACTTTGTTGCAGGCACAGCATACCGTGAAACACTGTCTTCATCAAGCGTTGTTCGCAACGTTGGTTACACCATGAATGGTCTTGAACTTCAGTTCCAGCCAGACTTTGGTGAGGTACAGGTTGACCAGTTGCTAGACGTTGCCAAGTTGTACAAGCAGGGAATGCAGGTTAATCTCAACACAGCCTTTGCAGAGGCCACACTTGAGAACCTTCTTATCGCTGTTGCTGCTTCTGACAATGACCTTGCTCAGGATACCAAGATGGATAACCCCATTGAGTCAGGCACAACCAACTTTGCTGACGTTATGGAGATTAGATCAGGTGAACTGGGTGAGTGCCCAGTAGAGCGCGGTCTTGTCGCCGTTGGCCCAGGTACAGGTGACTGTGAGGCAGGCTCCACAATCGAAAGAATCTACGTTGCATACCGTGCGCTGTCAATTGACAACGTTACTGTTTCAGCAAAGCGCGATGAGGCTTCAATGTTTGAGGTTTCATTCCGTCTGCTCCCCGCAAACAACGGTTCTTACGGAAAGATTGTTGACCGTCTAGTTCCAACATCATAATTTAATTAACAATTTAATAGAGATTGTCCCCCGACCGCATTGCGGCGGGGGCTTTCTCATGCTATAATTTACGAACCATATAAGGAAAGGATTTAAAATGGCTACATCAGTTTATGAGGTTACAGAGATTGAACTTATTGACGGCACCAAGATCTCTATGCGACCACTAAAGATTTCGCTTCTTCGTGAGTTTATGAAGAAGTTTGAGGGCATTGCCAAGGTAGCAGAAAGCAATGACAAGTCAATGGACGTTCTTATTGATTGCGTTCAAATTGCTATGAAGCAGTATAAGCCCGAGTTGGCAGAAGATAGGACAGCACTTGAAGACAATCTAGATCTTCCAAGCGTCTACAAGGTTCTAGAAGCAGCATCTGGTATGAAGTTTGATGAAGAGGGAAACGTACCAGCGGCGGGGATTCTTGGGACGAACTAGATCTAGTAACGCTTGAATCTCAGGCATTCATGCTTGGCATATGGAAAGACTATCAGGAATTAGAAGATAGTCTTTCTATGCCAGAACTTACCGCAATTCTCGTCGCTAAATACGAAAATGATAGACAAGACAAAAAATTCCTTGCTGCATTGCAGGGGGTAGATCTTGATAAAGAGTCTGGTTCATCTTCTGGAGGTCAAAAGCAGTGGGAAGATATGAAGGCCAGAGTGTTTAGTGGAGGAAGAAGCGATAACTCAGACGATATTACATCTCTACAAGGACCAAACGCTTCTAAGGCTGGATTTGGCATAGGGATGGGGCTAGAGTATGCTGATCTTAAATCAGAATCTGCACCTAAAAATCCGCTGGGCTAATGATATAATTAACTAGAGGTGCTTGTTTGTGGCAGATGATGTAAACGCTAATATCAGGATAAATATTGAAACGGCACAAGCCGCCCAACAACTACGACTTCTTGAGTCCACACTATCTGACTTTAATAGAAGAGTAGTTCAAAGCAATGCCCAAGCCGTTGCTGCACAACAACAAGCCCTCTCAATGCTCCAAAGCAAGGTGGGAGACATTGGTAAATTCTCTACTCAAATAAAAACTGTACAGACTTCTGTTGGAAGTTTTTCCAAGGCACTTGATAAGGGTAAGTTAAGTTTTGGAGAATATTTCCGATATGGAATGGCATCAACCAAGACCTTTAGAAGAGGGTTCACCAAAGAACTTGACATGATTGATGCTGTCGCAGAGGACAGGGTAAAAAGATTACAAACAAGATACATTGCCCTGGGCAAAGCAACAGACGGTATGCAAAAGACACTGGCAATTAGGCCAGATGTTTTGCCAAGCAATCTAAACACTAGTCTTGCCCTAGCAGCACAGCGTCAACAAATATTTAATCAACTTCTTAGGCAAGGATCTACACACCTAGTCAACTGGGGTAAGAATACACAGTGGGCTGGTCGTCAGTTGATGGTTGGCTTTACGATTCCTCTAACAATTTTCGGCGGCGTGGCAGCAAAGACTTTCATGCAACTAGAAGAGCAAGCAATTAACTTCCGCAAGGTTTATGGAGATATCTTCACTACTGATCAAGAGGTAGAAGCAAATCTAGAGGCCGTTCGCGGATTGTCAGAGGAATTCACCAAGTACGGCATTGCTGCCCAAGACACCCTGGCACTAGCAGGAATTGCTGCACAGGCTGGTCAAAGAGGCAACGACCTTCTTGCCGCAACAACAGAGGCAACAAGGTTGTCAGTCCTTGGCCAGATGGATCAGCAAGAGGCAATGAGGACAACGATTACTCTACAAAATGCTTTTCAGTTGTCTAATGAAGATCTTACAGAATCAATCAACTTCTTGAACGTTGTAGAGAACCAGACGGTTCTCAGCCTTCAGGATGTTGCTGGTGCCATTCCTCGCGTTGCTCCAGTCATTAAAGGACTTGGCGGCGATGTAAAAGATCTTTCAGTCATGCTTGTAGCAATGCGTGAAGGTGGCGTAACAGCAGCAGAAGGGGCTAACGCCCTCAAAACATCTTTATCAAGATTGATTAGCCCAACAGCAGGCGCGATAAGCATGTCAAAAGAACTTGGAATCAATCTAAACGATATTGTTGAAACAAACCAAGGCGATATCCTTGCTACAGTCATGGAGTTGGCAGAGGCCATGAAGGAACTGAGCGGTCTAGAGCAACAGAGGCTTCTGAGTGAAATCTTTGGTAAGAGGCAGTACGCTCGCGTTGGTGCATTGTTTAAGAACATTACCAATGAGGCTTCTCAGGCACAGAGAGTTCTGGAACTCATGGACATGTCAAGCCAAGACCTTGCTGACACCACAGAGCGAGAATTGGGAGCAGTATCAGACTCTATTGCTACTAAGTTCACAAAGGCAATTGAATCTTTGAAGATAGCCATAGCCCCATTAGGCGCAATATTCCTTCAAATTGCCACACCAATTATTGAGGCGGTAACAAAGGTTGCCAATATGTTCAACAACTTACCAGATGTTGTAAAGACTTCCGTTACCGCCATTATCGCACTCCTTGCTGGTATTGCACCTATATTCCTTATGGGTATTGGTTTGATAGGTAACGGCATAGGAAACATGCTTAAGGGATTTCTTTCTGTAAGAACTGCATATCAAAAGATGGTTGCTAAGATAACTGGACAAAACACAGTTTTGACTCAGGGATATGGCTATGTTACAGATGCAGAACTTGATGCCATGGCAGCAGCAGCATCTTTAGAGGGAACGATGGCTGGGCTTACAGATACCGTTCTCATTCAAGAAACGGCTGTAAGAAGACTTGCAGATGCGTACAGCGATGTTGCTGCAACAATGTCAAGGGCAGCCGCACAAAATCCTCAGGGCTTCTCTCCAGTAAGAAGAATGGCTACAGGAGGGTTTGTCGGAGGTAGCGGTAATGAAGACAATCAGCCAGCACTCCTCATGCCTGGAGAATTTGTTGTAAACAAGGATGCAGCAAAGCAATACGCTCCACTGTTGGTAGCAATGAATCAAGGAGAACTGCCTGGATTGGCAAGAGGCACAGATTCACCAATCGGAAGCAGATATGTTCCACCAGTTGAGCCATACCTAATACCACAAAGTGCAAGACCCCCACTTGAGTTTGGTCATTCAGCAGGGTTTTCACCAAGAGAGTTGGCCTCAACAGTTTCAGAACTGGTTACAGCATCCGACTCCCTTGTTGGATCTACCAAGGAAACAGATATAGCACTAAAAGAACTGCTTGACTCTGTTCTTGGAGCAGAAAAGACATTTGTTAAGTTTGAAGAAACTTCAGATGGGCTGTGGACTGCTACAGAACAAACATCTCAAGCATTATCTAATTTAACAACTGATATGGGGGCTGCCTCACTTGGTCAGTTCGGCGGTGGAAGAATAACTTCTGGAACCAGAAATGAAGCGTTAAAGCAAATTGGTGTAGACGAGCCAATAAGTTTTGCTGATCTTAGAGTTGCAGCACAGGCCGCAGACACAGCCTTACAAGAAGTTGCCTCTGGAGCAAGAAATATGCAAGAGCCATTCCAGTATGCGCTTCAAGGATTGATTGATGAGTACAATTCCTTAACAGGAAATCTTCAAAGCCAGTCATCCTACCTTCTTGACAATGTTCAGGCAATGGTAAGAGATCAAGAGATGACAGTAAGGAAGTCAGATGCAGAAACTGCGCTTGCCACATCTCTAGAAAGAAGGGCGCAGATAGAGGCTGATTTAGTTAGAACTGGGGCAATGGTTAATGGTGAAATAATTGATGAACTAAGGGCCAAGCAGGTTGTGGAGGCACACCTTCTTTCTTATGCAGATGCTATTGCTACCGCAGAGGGTGTAATAGAGCAAACTACCCAAGTTGCTAAGCGTGCATCAATGGCTGCGGGAGATGCCTCTGGCGTTGGAAGCATTCTTCAGCCAAAGGTAGAGGGCACACGCCGAAACATATTCCCTGGCGGCGCAACTAGAAAATCAGTTAATGAAAAACTCTCTCAAGAAGGAATTGCTCTAGGGCAAGAGTGGGGAATTTATGTGGCACAGGGTGCTAGTGAAACGTTACCAGAAGGACTAGCAAATGCGGCAGAAGAAGCAGGCGCACAGTTGCAACCATCAACATTTGATGGAGCAAACACTGGATCTCCACCACCATGGTCAATTCAGTTGGGTACTTGGATTGGCGAGGGTATCAATCAAGGAATGGAAACAGCAGTTCAGCCACCAAAGATCCCTGGGGAGTACATGGCTACGCCACTCGTTGGTGGATTTGGAAGCCCACAAAGTGAGCAGATATCAAAGAATCTAGAAGAACTTGGAATAGTTGCAGGAAGTTCTGCTGATGATATAGAAAGGCACTCTGTAGCCGTTGTTGAATCAACAATCACTGAAGAGCAGAATTCAGCATCTACTAAAGAAAACTCTATCTCTACAGAGGATAATACGGCGGCAGTCGAAAAGAACACCAGAACCCAAAGAAGGGGTCTGGGAAGTTTTGCAAGAATGTTCTATGCTGTAGATGGCATAGCGTTGGCAATGTCATTCCTCCCTGGACCGTTGGGCGAGGTGGGCAATAAGGCATTTATGGTTAGTGCTGCATTTACTGCGCTTGATGCAATTTTGAGAGTGGAAATTATAAAGGGGGCACTTACAAGTTTTAGCAATGCTTTAAAGAAAGCAGCAGCCACGGCAGCAATTCAGTCAGGATTAGTTAGAAGTGGTGGGTCAGTAGGTGGTGCTGCTGCCGCAGGAGCAGCCGTAGGTGCAGCAGGAACCGTTCGTAGGGGAATCGGTGCAGGACGAGCAGGGGCCGTAGCATCAAGAGCAGCATCTATCGCAGGTATAGGAAAGTTCGGTCAGGCTCTAGCAAGAGTTACTGCAATACTTAAGGTAGCATTACCAACACTAGGAAGATTGGTTCCAGCACTTCTTAGATTTGTGGGTGTGTTGGTTAATGGCATACCACTTGTTGGTCAAGTTGTCTCCGCTCTTATTTTAATAGGAACAACTTTAGCAACATTTGGATTTGCATACAAGAATGCTGGGGATAAAGTAAGAGATCTTGGTGAAGCAGCAAAGATTGCTGGAGATGAACTAACCTCCCTTGCGGATAGGTTTGGATTTACTGAAAGAACTTCTGGCTTTGAAAATGTTTCTACGGTTCTTGGAAGATCAGAAGAAGCAAGAAGCGTTGCTCAAGAAGCACAAGCATATGTGCAAGAAGATTCAGGAATGCAGGAAAGGGCAAGAAGGCTGAGCCTAGCCTCAGACTCTGGAGCAGAGGCAGCACTTAGGTCATTCTTTATGGATCTTTTGGCATCTGGAGCACCTAGAGATGTTGCGGTAGGAATTGTTGAAGCAGTTGCAAACGAGGCAGGAAAGCAAGATGTGTTTGTCCCAATTAGCACAGATCTACAGTTTGCTTTTGACGATGAAGGAAAAATAAAGGATATGGCAAACTTTATTCAAGATGGACTTTCTCCATCAATAACAAACTTGGAACAAAGTTTTGCCAATCTTGCTCAACAAGGATTTAATCAGGCAATAGATCAAGGGGCAGTCGATGATGCTAAGAGGTGGATGGCAGCAGTTGATCCACTACCAGACTTCCTAAAATCAGCAATTGTTCCTCAGTATGAAATGAAGAAAGCAATTCTAGATACAGCATCTTCTCTAAACTTACTTAAAACCTCAACTCAGACCTCAATGAACTTGGTTAGTTCTCAGTTTGTAAATGGAGAAATAAATCTTAAAAAGTTTAATGCTGGAATGGGGGCAATTGAGCAGCAACTTGCATCTTTGCCAAACAATCAAGGTTTAGAAATAATGAAGCAACAATTGATTGACATTTATCCACAAAGCGAAGAAACGGTTAAATCAATCACTGATGCTGGAATAGCGTTTGACATTCTAAGTTTACAGGCTCAAGGCGTGGACATGGGGAGATTTATTCAGCAAATGGAAGCCGCTGGACTCTCCGCCGACCAAATTATAGAAAAACTTACGTTGCTGCAATCAATACAAGCGGGAATAACTGCTGCTCAGTCTAGGGTAGCCAAACTTGAAGCACAGATTGCGGAAGAAGAAAATAAGCCAACCAAACAACCTGGCGACGACACTGGCGGCGGAGGAAGCAAAGATCCCTTTGCTGCCGCAGAAGATGAACTTAGAGACAAGCAAGCAAAGATTACTATTAAAGAAATTGAAATTGACAGAACAGCCGAAGATAGGTTTAGGAAAAATCTTTCAGACAGGTTTGGTGCAGAAACCATTGCTGTAGGAGAAGTTGAAATTGGTCTAGACAACATGGAGGATGCAAGATATGCAACCGAAATGATTGGTGAAGCAATTGAAGATCTTGAAAGGGGGCCAATAAAGGCGGTACAAGATGAAATAGATGTTCTTAATGATCAAATCAAGGTTTATCAAGATGAAATAGACACAATTAATCGTGACATAGAATTACAAGAACAAGCCATCGCTGGAATTGAAAGAGAATACAAACCAATACTTGATAGTTTAGAAAAACAAAGAAGTGCTCAAGAAGACATTCTTGAGGGTCTAGAAGACGAGATAGACGCTCAGGTTAGACCAATTGAAAACAGAATAGCAGAACTTGAAAGAGAAGCAAGAATTGCTCAAGAGGCAGCCAAGCCAAGACTTGAAGCACTAGATGAAGAAGAAAAACTACTTGATCTACAAAATGAATCATTGGACGAACAACTTGATCAAATAGATAAACAAGAGGATGCCCTTGACAAGGTTGCAAAACAAAACGACTATATCTCTCGTCAGAGAAAAGGCCAAATTGATCTTGCTAGAGCACTTGCTGAAGGTGACATTTATGCTGCTGCACAGGCAGCAGAGCAATTGCGTCAAGATGCCGCAGAAAAGGCAACAGAAGATCAAAAGGAAGCCTTTGATCAACAAAGAAGTAGAATAGAAGATGAAAAAGATCAGATTCAGGAAAAGAAGGATGCGCTTCAAGAAGAAAGAGATCTTATTCAAGAACAACTAGACGCTATTGATGAGCAAATTGATGCAGAAGAATATCGCAAATTCCTTATCGAAGATTCTTACAGACTTAGACTACAAGATGCTAATGATGCAATCAAGGCAACTGATCGTGAAATTGACAGGGTAACAGAACTCAAGGATGCAAGAATTGAGCCATACCAAAAAATTATTGATGACTATGCTCCACAACTAGAAACATTAAACAACAATATCTATAATCTTGAAGAGGATATTAAGGACATTGAAGACGAAAGACTAACTCCTCTACAAAAGCAAGTCGATAAACTTGAAGATCAGAGAGATCTTCTTGACGATATTATTAGCGATACTGAAAGATCAATCACAAAAGATAAGGCACATCTAGCAGAAAGAAAGAAGTTCCTTGACCAAGAATTGCAAATTCTTTCTGCTCGTAGAGAACTTGCTGATCTTTCATCTGGTGGTGGAGGCGGCGGTGGAGGGCCAGTCGATTTACAAGATCCAGAAAAACTTGCGAAACTAAGAGCAGAACTTGCCACAGCACAAAAAGAATTGCAAGACTTTAATAATCAGAAAGCAGCACTTACTGGGCCAGCAATCCAAATGGATCTTCCTTGGTGGATGGGTATTGTAGGATTTGCAATGACCGCCTGGGAAACATTCTACCCATGGTTTGATGAAAATGTTATAACTCCAATCAAAGAAGCATGGAACACTGTTTCAGGTTGGGTACAAACAAATGTTATTGATCCAATCAACAACGCTTGGAACACTGTATCTGAAAACGTTGGTGCCATTATACAAACAATCGGGGCACTCTTTGTTGCTCTTTGGCAGATAATAGATGAAAATGTTATTCAACCACTAAGAACAAAGTTTGATGAATGGTATAACGTAACAGTAAAGCCAAGACTTGATGCAATTGTTGCTAAGTGGGAAGAAGTCAGATCAAGTTTTGAAGAAAAGTTCAATGCAATAAAGACATTCTTTACAACGTGGTGGGCTACAAGCATTCAGCCAAAACTTGATATTATTTTAGAGGTGTGGGAAAAGGTTAAATCAAGATTTGAAAAGAAGTTTAATGAAATAAAGACGTTCTTTACAACATGGTGGGATACTAGCATTCAGCCAAAGATTGATGCTATCGTTAATGTTTGGGAAGAAGTTCGGGCAGCATTCGTAGAAAAGTTTGAGGCAATCGGAGATTGGTGGGAAGACTGGAAAAACACAACTTTTGATGAAAAGGTTGAAGCAATGAAGGAGATGCTAAAGTCCCTGTTTGATGCTGATAATTGGAAGACTTGGTTCAACGATGCAGCAGATGCGGTAGTTGAAGCAGCAAAAACATTGGCAAATAGGCTTGCTAAAACACTGGGAACTATAGAGTTGAAGATACCAGAAACAATTGCTGGAGTACCAGTTCTTGGAGGGGGGAGTGGATTTAAACTTTCTATTCCAGAGCCTTTCCCTGGGTACTATGCTGGAGGAGCAGTTGTTGGTTCAGGGTCAAGAGATTCTGTGGGCGCACGACTAACGCCTGGAGAGTTTATAATTAGAAAGTCAATGGTCAATAAATACGGTCAGCCAATGATGGAATCAATTAACCAAGGATCTTTTGCAATGCCACGGTATGACGTTCCAGAATCAGGAGCCACAGCAGTAATTTCTCCAGTAAACAATGTTTCAAATGTCAACGCTCCAGTGTATAATACTTATGACATGAAGTTTAATATTCAAGGAGCCAATGCAAACGCTGATGAGATTGCACACAAGGTTATGACAAAGATTAGAAATATTGATAACGCATCAATTAGGGGTATAAATGGATATTAATCCCAACAATCCCACTGCCACCTCTTCGTACATCGCTGGCAGAAAGAGATACAGCAGGCCACAGGCAATGCTGTGGTCAGACAATGCTGGAACAATATCTAATGGCGTTAGAATACCAGACGGTCTAGAAAAGGAAGATTTCATTATACTTTCTGACCACAACAGAGGCGAAATCTCTGTTAATCAGCAAAGGGTGGAAAGCAGACAGAGAATGGTTAATGGAACCATGAGATCCTATCACATTGCAGACAAGATTTCTCTTTCATGCTCATGGTCAAGACTTCCATCAAGATCATACTCCAGAAACGTTATTTTTAATTCTAGCGGGGTTCCACAAATGACTGGATCTGATCAGGAGTATACTGTCGATGGTGGGGCAGGCGGTGTAGAACTACTGGACTGGTATGAAAATCACAGCGGCCCATTTTATGTTTATTTGGGTTATGACAAGTATAACAACGCATCCTTTGAGGTTGCTGGAAGCATAACAGACGAATCTTTTAATTATTTAGGAATATATAATGATGTAAGGCTTATGTATTTTTCAAGTTTTGATTACAGCGTTGAAAAAAGAGGCGGAACGAACTTTGACTTCTGGACTGTTAACGTGTCCTTGGAAGAGGCATAATGTTTCAGTCAGAAGAATTAGAAAATCATCTTAAGTATTCTCATACCATCGATAGCCAGCAGGCAACATGGATAGAGATAAACATGAACCAATCTTATAATATTGACAAGGTTGGCAACTATAGGTATAGACCAGGAACTACAGACCCACAATACGGTATCATTCAGGCATCATACGATTCAAACGATGTTGGAAATCACTACACAGGAGCGACTGACTCAGACACAGTTATAAACGCTGGCTTTGAAGATAATGATGATCCAGCATTTTTTGTTGCACCAAAAAGAAAGATAAACCTTCTGTATTCTCTTGATGATTGTTTCAGACAAAATAGACCAAGATCTGGAATTAACAAACTTCTGTATTTGGGAATTGTTGGAGCACCAAATGGTTTTAATCAGTATGTTGATAGCCTTACAACGAACGGTAGAAGAGAAGACCCAAATCTTTTGTCCACCGTAAACGTTGCTCGCAGACCAAGATACTATATGGCATCACGTTATGACGACTTTAAATACTGGACCTCATATAGGACAGAGGTTGAAGACAACACAACTAACGAATATGGCATTGCAATTAATCAATCCTCAGGATCTGAAAATCCATCATATTATATTTATGATGCTGCGCCATTTGTTGTCTACAAGGAAAAAGTTCCAACAAACAGAATTACTGTAAAGATGCAAACAAATGTTGGCGAAATAGATAATGGTCCATTCAGAATTGGAAACGACACAAATGTTCCAGATCCGCTTTATGGAGATAGTAATGCAACAATTCCTAAGAGGTGGGCTATTCAAAAATTAGATGAAAATAACAACTGGGTGGAAATTATATCTTTTACAGAAGACTCTGTAAAAAGCGATGGAAGCCCCATCATCGGCTCTAATGGGCATTTAGAGGTAGGGTATGGCCTTACTGTTCCAGACCTATTTACAGATGTGTTTGTTTTTGTTGAAGAAATTTATTCAACAGAATTGCTTCCAGACCTTGCCCCATATGGATATGCATATCTTTACAAACAATCTGAAACCGACAAGGGTGTTTTATATATCAGCGACGGTGCTGGCTGGCAGGTATATGATGCAGAATATTCCTGGCAAGTAAATGAAGAAAACATAACAAGAAACACCAAGGTTGTAAAGAAAATATCTGACCCAGACTATTATGAAGAAGGGGGCAATACATTTTTTAGGGAGTTCGACTTCGTTCATGGACTAAGAATCGTGATTGACACCATGAACAAAGTTAATTCAACATTTGATTTAATAGAACTTTCTCCAAGAATAGTTGCAGACATTAGTGATAAGATAATGTCTTTTTCTATAACTAGAACACTCTCTGATCTAGCAAACCATTCAATGCCAACGGGGGCACTTTTAGCATCAACAGGTAGCGTAGAGATTTTTGATTACGACCTTTCTCTCAATGAAAATAACCCCTTTGATGATAATACAAAAACAGGAAGCATTCTTAGCAATTACACAACAAATAGAATGAAGTTTTTGTTCTATGACATTGTAAAAAATATTGGATCTTTTGACTATTACATACCAATGAAAACACTATATTCTGAGGGCTTTCCACAAGCAACAGAAGCACCAGTAAAAATATCTATTGAATTAAGAGACTTGTTCTACTTCCTGGAGTCAAAGAAGTCTCCAGAGATTTTGCTAACAGATGTATCTTTGAGTTATGCAATAACAGTGCTTCTTGATAGTGTTGGGTTTAGCAACTATGTGTTTAAGAGAACTGAAGAAGATGAAGAATTAATTATTCCATACTTCTTTGTTGGCCCAGAGCAGAATCTAGCAGAAACTTTGCAACAGTTGGCGATATCTTCACAAAGCGCAATATTCTTTGATGAATATAACAATCTTGTAATAATGTCTAAAAACTACTTAATGGCATCACAAGATGCTAGATCAACAGATATGATTATATATGGGCAAGAAGAGATTACTGATGATGGAGTGGCACTTCCAAATATCGTTAGCATTTCTTCGACAGAAAAACAAGTTTATAACGGTGGAGAAATAAACTACACAACCAGATACATACAAAAGAGTATTGGTTCGATTAGTCAGGCACCATATATAGACGAATATAAAACATTTGTCTATAAGCCAGTCCTACTTTGGGAGGTGGCAGGACAAGAAAAAATTAAGACAATTAATGAGTCATCTTCTCAAGCATCTGGATATTCACTTTCTGCAATGCCATTAAAAACAACTTTGCCTGCTAGCATTCCACAATTGGTTGAGGGAGAACTAATAAATAACGTAATTGACTTTGGAGAAAATGTATATTGGCTAGCAAACTACTCTGGATATTTTTATTCAAGCGGCGAAATCATTAAGTATGATGCTGTGCAATACTCTGTTGCTGGAGTGGGAACAGTTTGGATTAAGAATAATCAGGAATATCAGAACTATTTTTCTAAACTTAGATTTAATGGAAAGATGTATCCTACTGGACTTGTAAGAATATATACAAATATTCAGGACAATGAAATAAAGGAGCATGGTCGTGGCCAGTTTGGAACAGAGATTGTTCAGCATCCTGCGGGGGTGGAAGAAACAACTTGGGTAAATGATACTAATGTAAGAGGCTGTATTCAAAATGCCCAGGACTATCTATTTAATACAAATGTTGATTTAGAGTACCCAGATAATTTGGGGATAGCAGAGGCAGGAAAGTCTAAGGTGATAAATGATGAATCATACTCTGCACAGTCCTATGCAATTAAGTCATCTCGTAATGGCATTATTAAAAACTTTATGGCAAACACGAACCTAACAGAATCAGAAACAAATTATTTTAAGTCAGCAAGATCTGGATCAGTACAAACTTCTTCCCTGGTCTTTAATGGTCCATCTCTTCCAGATGCCATTAATCCAGCAGATTTTGTTACATACTCTTACAAGAAGATGGAAAAGCCATACAAGCACTTTGGAACAAGAATGAGAATCGTTGGAAAGATAGAGTCTGGAACGAGTAGTGATCAAACTCCAGTAGGTGCTTTTGATTTTTATCCATCTAGCGAGGTAGTGTCAGATGACCCATCAAAGCAAATATCTATTTCAGGGGGTTCAGGAGGCTTGGCATTTGGACTAAATAAAGATACTAACGTCGGATACTACTTTGAAATAGCAGCCCTTACACAGAATACGGTTTCTTCTTACAAAAACAACTCCAATGAAAAAGTTTATAAGGTTGTAACTAGCCCAGTCGCTCAATCAGTAAATGATACAGTTACTTTAACTTTATCAAAACAGCATGATTTTAATATTGGAACAACGGTGGTTGTTTCTGGACTCACGACAACAGGTTCTGTCAATAGGTTTAATGGTGAGTTCAACATTACTGCAATATCTCAAGATAGGAAACAATTCCAGTATGAACTTTTGCAACCAACAGTAAATTCAATAACTGTTACGGCAGCAGAGGGTGACGGATCTAATATTGTTTACACAGCAGAGGGTCACAGGTTTAGTGCAGGGCAAACAGTGTCAATAACTGGAATGTCTAACTCTGCCTTTAATATTGCTAATGCTGTCATTACTGCTGTATCAAATCCAACAGATCTTTTACTTTATGACACATTTACTATTGAGGCCAATGTGACGGCTACTGAAACGGGGGCAAGCGGAACAGCGACATATGTTCCATTCAATGCAACATCTAATAGCGGGGGAGAGGTCAGAGAATCAATTGACGAAAACACGCTTATCTCAGATGTTTTCTTTTACAAGGTTGTTTCTGATGCAGAAGGAAATGCTATACCAGAAATACTTTACAGAGGATTTACAGAAATTTTTGTAGATGATGGAAAGTTTACAACACAATCAAGACTAACATCTTCAGAAAATTCAACGGTATATGATCTATCAGCAGAATTTATAGATGTTGGAACAAACAGAGACTTTTACTTATACATAAACAATAAACAAATTGCTGTGGTAACTGATACGAATCCTCTACCACAATACAACAACTTGGCACTCTTTGTTCGTGGATCATCCAGGGTGATGTTTGAAAATGTTTATGCTCTTGCGGATAACTTTGCAGAAAACACATCAAGGGCATTACAGTTGCCAATTTCTAAGGTATTCTCAGATGAACTGATTACAGAATCCGATGCTCTTAGAAACTACGCCCTGAGTGGAATGGTACAAAACACATACCTGACTGGAATTAGTTCTGAATCAGATCCAAAGTACAGTTTGTTCTATGAAGAGTTTGGAACAATTATGAGAGAGGTTGCATATTTTGATATCAAATATGATCGTGCCTACCCTGCCCTATATGCTAAGTTAGCAGAAACTTTAAACAGGGTAAGGGGGTACACTGTATCAGGATTCTTTGCAGGCTCTTATGGTGCAGAGTTCCTGATCTTTAATGCCGTTGACAAAATTCTTAATCTAGATGACACAACAGGAAACTACTTGAGAATATTGGGAATTGCGTTTACACAAAACACTACAAGATCCTTAACGGTAGACGATTTCTTTAAAAAGAATAGTAACTTTACTAATGCAATATATTCAAGCAACTCCAATCCTGGGGAGTATAAGCAAATTTATGCAGATGTTCAAAACAGCAGAAGCAAGTTTGGAAATAACGAATTCTCAATAGAGGCTCAGTATATACAAACAGACGACGCTGCTGAATCAATGATGGACTGGATTATTAGAAGAGTTCTATATCCCAAGAAAACTGTAGGAATAAACGTCTTTGGAACACCCCACCTACAACTTGGAGACATAGTTAATATTGATTACAAAGATTCTGGCATAGATATCATATCTTCAGAATCAACAAGGTACGTTGTGTATAATATTGAAAATACTAAGCAAGAGGGATCGGTAGAAACAGTGATCCATTTGGCGGAGGTTTAAATGTTTAATATAAATTGGGACATAATAACATCCCCTAGTTTTGGCAAGGAGATGGAAAGAATTCAGAAGTGGTCTGAGTCTGTAGCGAATCCTCCACCACCTCCACCCCCTCCTTCACCTCCGCCACCCCCAGGGCCACCACCACCCCCTCCACCGCCACCACCACCCCCAGCACCAATTTTGCCAAGGTTCTCAGCAATGGCGGCCCCCGACAAAAACATTAAAGAAGCACCAAGCGACATAATTCAATTTGATGATAATTCAATAGAAATCGCTCTTCTTCAAGATCTATTGTTTGAAGATATTAGTGCTACAGAACTTGCCAATATTTCAAGAACAGATTTGATTGATGGCCAGGAAGTTATCTATGAACCAATAAAGAATCTTTCTTCTGTTAGGCAAGAGTTTAACCCAAACAACGTTGTCGCCACAGCAATATCAACTAATTACTTTTCTAGATTTGGAATAGATCTAGATTCCAGGGGCATCTATGAACCCTACTTTGATGAAAATGGCGACCTTGTGATAGAGGTAGAAGACGTAAGAGATGGTGAAGAAATACAGGTTCAACTGCTCCTGAATGGTACAATTAATTTGGTAGATGAATCATGATAACTAACGACGGAAAAGAAATAATCTCAAAGTACCTTCTGGGCCAAGTTCCAGAATATGCTACACATTTGGCAATAGGGTGCGGAGCAACACCCCTTGGTCCGACAGACCCAATCCCTAACTCTGCATACAGTCAAAAAAGACTAGATTTTGAGATGACAAGAGTTCCTATTTCTTCTAAAGGCTTTGTTGATGACTCTGTAACTTATCAGATAACAACAAAAGAGTTAGTTTCAAATGTCGCTACCCTAACAACATCAGTCAACCATGACATTGTTATAGGAGAGACAGTCATTGTCAGCGATGTTGACAACTCCCTAGATGGTCAGTTTGAAGTTACTGCTGTTACTTCTAACACTTTTAGTTATTCAGTTATTGGGTCTGACATTAGTCCTGCTGTGTCGTTATCACCAAATGGTTCAGCACTTGTACCTAGAACAAAAATGTCCCTTACAGCAGAACTGCCAACAGAGAACAGATATGAAATTTCTGAGGTAGGAATTTGGTCTGCTGGAAATAACAGCCTTGCTTCTCAGTATGACAGCAGGGTTTTGTTTAACTTTTCCAACAGTTGGCAGGTACACAATGTTGCAATTTCTGATCCACCACTTAATACCAACCTGGGTTTTGATGGATCTTCTACAACTGTAGACATTCAAGAAACTGCTACTGCTTTTTATGCAAATACCTCCGACCCTATTTTTCAGGTTAGCACAAGAAAAGATAGAAAAGAAGGGCCAAGGTATCTAAATAGAACCTTAATGCTGAGAGGAGATTTCTCCTCAATAGATGACAGTGCTGGAATCGATGGCGACTGGGTTGGTAGCGGATCACACGTTCATCTCAACAACATTGGTTTTGATATATCTGGCAACAACACATCAGATCTTTTGAAACTGGCATTCTCCATGGTAGACAGAACATCTGTTGCTCAGGCGGCGGTAAAAGATGTAAAGGTTTTAGTAGAGTTCTTTAAGAACGAGGTAACTGGATCTCAGTCTTTTGCTAAAATGCAAATATATGTTCCTGGATCAGTGCTAGATGTTAA